TTAATTATACTCTTTCAGCGTATCCCGGATGTTCTGAATCAGTTCATCTTCGCTTAAACTGTCATCGAATAATTCACTGTCTTCAAACCGATTCAATTTAGCCTCATCTTCGTTTTCAGCAAATTCAATAACATAGGTATTTCCAAAATGATCAACACGATAGAATCCGCCATCTTTTCCTTTGTAGCATTTTTTTGAGCCGAAAGGATATTCAAACTCATATTCTTCAAAATCCAGTCCCTCAAAAAACTTCTCTTGTTCTAAAATCATGTTTCCACTCCTTTCAGTTATCGTTTGCTGTCCCATCCAAATTGTATCTATGCGTTCCTGTAATTCCTGTACTGATTTTATAATATGCGCCTTCATGATGGCTGCCTTTCGCTGGATGATACTGGAAAATTCCATCCATTCCAAAATTCACTTTATATCCGCCTCCTTCTTCGAAAGAAATTCCTTTCAAAGAACCACGATTCAAAGTTTTTACCTCATATCCACTATTACTTAAAATAATTTTCAAAGAATGTGGGGTAAAATTTTGGAGCTTTTCTGTATTGCTTATCAAATCCTCTATATTTATTTTACCATATATTCCTCCGTTTGCATAATACGAATTTATGGTTTCTTCGTCTGCATATCGCAAAGATTCTTCGTTCTTTTTTCGTGTTTCCCACTCTGCATCTACCTCATCCATTGCCTTCTCTCTGGCTTTCTTCCACTCGTCTTTAGACATTCCAAAAACGCTTTCGTCTGCTACTGCTTCCATGAGGCAATGGCAATTTACGCTCTCTGACGCAGGAAGGCTTGTGTCTCTGGGGCATAAGGGGTGGTATGTAGTTCCGTCCGCTCCAACCAGAGTGAACGTCTCTCTCTTAAATACCTGCTGCCCATTAATTGCCATGTGGTTCGTGCGAGGATTATTAGATAATACATGTTTCCATTTCTTCGCATAAGTAAGCGGATCTTGCACCATGCTTTCTTGCTGCGCGTAGCTTTCCACCCTCAGGACTTCGGTCACAGCGACCCTCCGGCTTCGGTATCCGGGTTCTCGGATACCACTATCAGATATGGCTTGCGCCGTCTCATCTATGCTCCAGCCATTTTCCTTCGCATCAAAAAGGATCTTTTCCATATAATCTTTTGTGGAAAGATTCATGATGTCCGCAAGCTGCTGACTCCACTCTTTTATAAATTGCTCTGAAGGATTTGTGATACGCTCATCGTCAATTTCAGGAGCATAATCCGGCTCGGCAGATAAAAGCCAATCAAAAGTGAACTGTTGGAACATATCACGAAACCCCTTCCGGAATATCTCTTCCAGGGCAGTTTCTAGATCCGCTGAGGTCCTGTATGTTTCCCATGCCTCGCGGATAAAATCATCTATGTTTTCAGATTCCTGTACCTTATCAAGAAAATCCTGCGCATCTTCTACCAAAGCATCGTTCACAGCCTCCTCAAGCTTATTAATAGCCTCTACAGCCCCAGCCGCATTGACATATCCTTCTCCTTCCAGAGTTTCTTCCAGGTCCTTGTCTGCTTTCGCAATATACCTCTCTACGGAAGAAAGCAGAGGTTCTAAGTCAATGTTCATTCGCTTCCTCCTTCATTGCTTTCAAAAGTCTGCGGACTTCTTTCATGACCGCTACAACTTCATCTGGCTCTCGGTTCTTCTGCGCTTTTTCGATCTGTCCGGAAAGCTGTGCCATAATGCTGCTCATATTTCCGTTGCTTGCGGTGGCTTTGTTTTTTCCAACGGCGATTGGCTCATCTGCCCACTCCCCCTCGTACGGTTCACACGTCTTTCCAAGGGCTTCACAGATAACTTCTTTCGCCATGTTCGGCGTTATACCTCCGGCATTATTTGTTACAGTAAGCAACTTATACATATCGTCCGCATTGGTTATATCCGGTTCCATAAAATATGCTTCTACATACTTAAACTGATATGCGTTAAGTAATTTATTATTAATAACCCAGGCAAGAGATTTCCTCTCCGGCTGGAACACCTGCTCTTCCGTAACCTCCTGTGCGGTCTGTGCTGTTGCCCTGTTGAAATCTGTAGTGTATCCGACGTACAAATCTGGCAACTGAAAAGCTGATTGCACTCGTTTCCGATTATTATCAAGATATTCCTGAAATAATTCATCTTTCTGAAGGATGCTTGCAAGGTCTTTCACTTCGATTTCAGGTTGCTTTTCGTCATCGAAATCAGAACGTGCATCTATGTTTTCTGCTTCAAGGACAAGGAATGAATGCTGCCCTGCCTCGCCTTTAATTCCGTTCATGTACTCTTGCATCTTGTTAAAGCTTTCATCTGTCAACGTGCCGCCCTTAACCATAATCAGCAATGGAGTATGACGGCCATTCTTGAAATAATTGTTATTCAGATTTTCAGCGGACCGACTTCCGTCTACACCGAGAATCTGTCCAATCCATCGGATTTCTCCATAAGGCTCTGTGCCGATGGCAAATTCCAAAATTTCATTCGCCTGGTACTGTCTTTCAAGTGTCTGTCCTTCCTTTAGATATTCTCCATCTCGGTTATCCATAATTCTAGGATCGCCAAACTCTTTAAAATAAACCGTATTTCCGCCTATCTGCTGCCGATATTTCCGAAATTTCTTCATTCTGCGAATCTCTTTTCCATTGTGGTAATATGGCACTTCCATATAAGGCTTCAACGGCTGGGTTTTCCTCATCGTATGCGTCTCTCTGATAAGCTCTATCTGCTGCACTTCTCCTGCAAGATTACGAATAATCTCAAGATACGCAATCCCGTATGTCTCTCTGGCTGCTATGAGATCTTCGAACACCTCTTTCGTGTCCTGCTCCGTATTCAAAAGCTCTATGATTTCTTGGGCCCGCTCAAATTCAGCAGCCATTTCCGGCGTCTCTGTTTCATCTACTTTGTATCGCACAGCAATTCCATATCCAGGAATGTTGTTCTTATAAGCCCTGATACACTGAGGGAGAATAGAACTCTCTGTGACAAGCCTTTTTAATCCTTGCATCATGAAAGGCGGCTCAATCCAATCGCTGGCATTTCTTGACTCTTCTGTTGTACTTTGAGTGCTGAAATCTGCTTTCGCGATTACACTATCGCTCTCATGTGACTGCGCTTTTATTACACGCACATTCACTTTAGGATATTTTTTGGTTTCCATTTATTATTTTGCCCCTTTCTTTTTTTGGTCTTCTTACTGGTAAACAAGTAAGAAGCATACAGTCAGCTTCGTCTGGCGATGTAAGTCCTCTTTCTTTCATTTCTTTTTTACTCTCCACCTTAATCTTAGAACCTACGAATCCATATTTTCTACATGACAATTGACCGATGAGGTCATCGTTATCCGGAAGTATTAATGTTGGTTTTCTGTCATTTCCTTCATCATCAAATGGTTGAATCATTTCTCGAATAATCCCCATCATATATGTAGTCGTATCATAATAATACTTATGGCGAATCGGATTCCCAAAATGTATCGGAATAATAATCATATTTGAATATGTATCAGGATTGGCTCTCTTGATTGCCTTTAACTGGTCAGTTACACCACCTCCTATACCACCATCATCAATCTTGACGTATATATCGTCACTGAAATGATATTGGTCTTTCAACGAAAGGAAAAGCCTAGCTATATTTCCAGACGTCCATGTAGTGTCCATTCCATTCATTTGTTTATATATTTTGGCAACCTCATTGAGCTTGTAACCAATAACTGTTTTATCATCACCAAATCTTGCAACATCACAGCCTATATCTATAGAATAAATTCCATTTCGGTCAGAGTGTTTCTTTCCATTATCATCAATGTATTTCCCAAGCGCCTTCGCTGTACAATCTTCCATTTCAGTATCTACAGAATTATCCAACCAGGCAATCGGAATAAATACATCATCCTCCTGTTCTGGAAATTCTCCATCCACACGTACTCTTACGATATTGCTATTTTTTCCATATTTTCGCTCCAACGATGCGATATTATCTTTATTCGTTCTTTTGCTGTCTCGCGAAGAAACTGTGTGCCGAACGAAAATAGAACGGTTTACATTGAACGAATCATAGAAAACTCCTGATGCTCTCGTTGGGTTTCCGCACATGAGTAGTTTATTATTTTTTCCAGATAGTGTACCGAGAATAGCCTCCATAATCGGATCGGCCACACCAGATGCTTCATCCACAATAAAAAGCATGTTATCCTCATGGAATCCTTGCATATTCTCTGGTTTTGTAGCGGTCCTGGCTACTCCAAACCAACGCTTTTCTTGACCAACCATATAAACATAGGTCTTTGTCCATTTCAGAAGCATAGAGAGCAACTCAGACTTGCTCATCCACTTAGAAATCTCAGACCAGAGGACATCGTGCAACTGCTGTTTGGTTGGTGCTGTCGCAACGATTCTTGGATATGGGAAACAGGTTATGAACCAAAGAAATACTGCTGCCTCAAGACTAGTCTTTCCTACACCCTGTCCAGATTTAATACTGACCTTCGGGTTTGCCGCCAAATCTCTTGCAGCTTCTGCCTGCCATTCATCAGGTTCAAAGTTGAGCACCTCCCGGAAGAACATAACCGGATCATTTCGCCACAGCGGTATGCTTTCATCAAGGAATTCAGAGAACTGAATATCATCCATCTTTGTTCTCTCCTTCCCTTGCTTTTACCACAGCTTCGGCCCATGCACGAACAACCTCATTGCCCTTGCTTTCTCCGGCTATCTTCTGCTTTTCAAGCCTCAATCTCGCAAGTGCTTCAATAGCCCGGGTCTTCTTCGACTGCACAGTGGAGAGTTCCTTTTCAAGTCTCGCGATCATATTATCCTTGTTTTCCATGGTGGTCTGCATATTATATCTATCGCCAGGCAAACGTTCTTCAGAAGATACCTTTTTTTCTATACGTTCTTCATAAAGCTGTTTATCTTCTTCCGTTTTGAACGCTCTTTTATCTTCGATCCTCAAGAATCCATACAGGGATACTTCGCCTTTCATTCCTCGATACTTATTAATTGCGCTCATGATGCGCCTCTCCCTTACAGCAAATAGTTGTATCTGTTCGATCAGGAGCATTTCTTCGTCCATAGGAATATCCTCAATCATTTCCTTTTCGGAATCGTCAAGAACATCCCAGTATACCGCAGAATATGCTCCGTGTTTCTCCGCAATCTTATCTCCCGGTTTCAGTGGACCTCCCTTATTTCCAACTGCATTTCTGTTTCCAGGCTGTCCACCTTTATGGCGAGCGTTCGCTTTTTTCTTTTGCGAACGTTCGTTTTTCTTTCCTTTTGTCTTTCCGTCCCAATTCTGTGTTGATTTCCACCGCCGAACTGTGCTGGCCGGGACGTCCAACTTCTTGGCAATGTCAACAAGTTTCATCCCGTTCTTATACATTTCCTCAGCTTCAATGCTGTTGGGACTTCTTGCCCTTGCCAATGGACACCCCTCCCCTCCATCATCTTATTTCGGCATATGCAAAAGGGAGAGGTTGTACTCCCTCTCCCCGCTTTCTGTTCTATACGTCGTAGAACAATATTAAATTTTTGTGATAAATTCAGCTTTTGAATAGCCTGTCACCCCTTTTGTCATCATCTTCAAAAAGTCTTCTTTTGAGAAATCAGACAATCGAAAGATCTCTTCCGGCCTCATTCCAAGCTGTTTGCTTATTTCTTCTACGGTTTTGCCATCATCCATAAGTTCTTTAATGATTTTTTTCATCGGTTCGAGCAAATGTGTACCTCTTGCCCTGTTATGTGTTACTGTCCCGTAGACATCCTCTGAATGCTCTTTGTGGTCAACAATTACTACTGGAACCTTTCCCTCCAGCATAGATACCAATGGTTCCATTCCCGCTACCGTCCATCTGTGGAATCCATCAATGATGGTCAGGTCTGGCCTTACCACAATAGGCAATGTCCATCCATTTGTGAGAATCGACTGAATCAGCAGCTTCAAATTCTCTTTGGATACCTTATTCGGGTTGTAATCATTTGGCTTCAATCTACTTCTGTCAATCCATTGCAAGGTACTCAGGGGCGCTATTATTTTACTTTCCATTTTTCTTTCCCTCCGTCTTTTTTGCTTCTGAAATATATTTCCCATATATCCTGTGGTACAAAGCTCGAAAGGTCCTCATTTTCGGATCTCCTGATATAAGCCCTTCGTAGATGTGTCGGAAATCTTCACCAGATGCCACCGCAGACACCTGCATGAAGAAATTACGGTATCTTTCTGCAATCTGCCTTTTATGAGGAGTATCGAAAAAAACATCCATGTTATTGAACATGGTTATTAATTCCTTTTTGTAGTCTTTTTCTTCCTGTCCATGCTCGATTTCCCTCCTCTTCCTTGAATTTCTACCAAACATTTCCGAATCCCAATAAAGAGCCGCAAGGTATGCGTTCGGTTCTCTTTTGATGACCTGGTCCATGAGGTCTGGATAGTATTCATTCATCTTTACCAAGCTTCGGGCAGTATCTACCGAAAAAAACTGAGATACCCTCAACTGTCTCCGGCTCGATCCTGACTGCCATAGATATAAATAAATGTCCGGAATGTCTACATGATTATTCAAAAGAAATAACCACACATCATTATCCGTCCAGTCATATATAGGAAATACCTGCTTTTTATTAGTCATAGTCCTTCCAGCTTTTGTCATGGATGCTATATTCTGCAATCGTTGCAAAGACTCTGCCGTTCGTATCCCAACCATTGTGATTCCATTGGCTGTAACTCTCGGGAGAAAATCCTGGTACGCATCCGTTCTAGGCTTCAGGAGCTTGTGACTTCTAATTGCAAATGACGGCGGCTGTCTTACCCAAACATCTCTTTTTGTTGAATCCCAACAAATAAATGTTTCATCGTTTGACAGCTCATTAAAACAATTGTAATGCTTTACCTCTACGCAAAACCATTCAAATTTCGCTCCCATCATCATGAAGATTTTCCTCCACTTACGTGTCATATCTTCCATACATGGGAATATTGCTTCTTCGTCTATAAATTGAACGGTCAGCTGTTTCATATCGATCTCGCCTCTGTTGGCCAGGTTCACCAACAATTGCGCCATGCACAAACTATCTTTCCCGCCACTAAAGGAAAAATACACTGGTAAGCCATTGCGGAATACGTTCCTTATTCGGATTTCCGCAGCCTTAACGACGTTGATATTCGCTTCGCAGCGTTTCACAGCCATATCTTTTCGCCACACTTCGGACAGATAACAAATCTCTGGGTTTCAGTTTTTTCCATATTTGTTTCTGTGGCATACTGCCCTACTGCGACCGGTGCAGGGTCTGTATCGATAACAGGTTGCTCATTAGCAGGTGATATACCTAACCTTTCCTCCTCCAGATCCTCTCTCTGTTCTCTACGTTCATTTGTTTCCTTTATTTTCCGGATTTCTTCATCGTCAAGAGTGCCATACTCAGAAATCTTCTCAGTAATCTCGTCGGCACCTGCAATCATCTGCTTTAAGATTTCTTCGTCATATCCAGGAATATCAAGGTCTCCCTGCAATTCTTCTAAAAATTCATTCAATGTATCCAGATTGTCAATTCCAAGTGCATATGTCTTGTTATCAGCAATCATCAGTTTCTTTTTGTCATTATCGGATAATCCGGTCTTTACATATACAGAGACCTCTTCATATCCAAGATTCTTCATGGCTTCATACAAACCATTTCCAATCAGAATAGTATTTGATTCATCTACCACTAGTGCTCGCGTTTGACCAAACTTCTCGAGAGAACGTTTCAGTTCTCTTATCTGTTGATCTGAATGTATTCTGACATTCTTCTCTGGATGTTTTAAATCTGCAATTTTTGCTGTTGTGATTTTCATTTGCTTTTCCTCCTTTTCAGAAGGAGCTGCAATTGATTAAGATTTTACTTTCAAGCACTGCAATGCTTTTTTAAGAATGCTTTTGCTCCCGGAATGATGGAAGATGCATTTTCTACAATCGTACGGTCAATTTCCCACACTTCTTTCCAGCCATTCTCTTCGGATCCTGTCCACTGTCTTGCTGGCCATGGATGCGTTCCGCACAAATATCCGTTTTTCCATTCATAAATTGGGGGCATTTCCACTCCAAAATAGTGAATGTATCCGAGAATTTCTTCATGTGTCCAGTCCGCCAGTGGATTATACCTTGTAACGCCTTTTCCATCTGTATAAATATTACTACCTTTTCCGCAGTAATTTCCATCAGCTCGTCTGCGGCCAAGCACAATCATATCAAGGTTATGCTCCCGATAATATTTCGCTTGTGCTTTGTGCTGAACAATCCGGAACCACCTTGAAGCAGTCTTACTGTCTTTCGGAAAAAGCATTTCTGGATGTTTAGCAAGCCATTCCAAATCCTGTCCTGTATTGATTATCTGCAAATACTCTGGTCTGTTATAATCAATCCATTCCATGAATTGTGGATATTCCATTTCGCAAATACCCATCATGCAATCTGGAATACCAGCTGTCTCACAAATTCTGCCAAGAACAAGGCTGTCTTTTCCTCCGCTCCATGCGTACGCTACTGTTTTTCCGGCAGTCACTTCTCTGATCTGCGCGATTGTCTCAAGGGTTTTACTTTCGATTTCCTCTCTGCTTATCAGAGCTTCAATGTTTTTCATAGCATTGAGCCAGTCATTATGTTTCGAGGATTGCTTTTTACCCAATACTCTTTTCATGCTTTGCCTCCCGTCCTGCCATTATCAGAGCCACAATTCCACTCAGGAGCACTGTTAAAAGGCTACCCAGTGTTTTATATGCTCCACTATTCAAAATGCTGCCGTAGGCAAATACAGGAAGCCCTACAACCAATGATGTCACTACTCCAGTCACTACTCCTTTTGCTGTAAGTTTCTTTCCGTTTAGCGTGAGCACAGTCGGAAGCAATGTTGATGCTCTCAGAGTTCCGTAAAACAGGAACAGGTGTGTTACTGTGATTCCAGGAATATTAGCAATCACGATACCTGCAATAAGCAGTAATATCATGGTTATTCTTGTCTTCTTAATATCTCTCCCGCCAGTCATATCCGTTGTAAGCGAAGAAGCTGCACAAAGGTTACTGTCCACAGTAGATAACAGTCCGGAAATAATCATAAACAGGAAGGGTAATGTAGCCCATGCAGGAAAAAAATTGCGAATCAGCTCAAAATTAACAATTCCCATATCATTAACCTGGTATCCAGCACCTGCACCCATTAATCCAATGATTCCCATGGACAGTGGAACCACTGCAAACAGACACGCACCAACAAGAAATGCTCTTCCGAGTTTTTCTTTCTTTACCGCAAACGCTCTCTGCCAGAAACTCTGATCTCCGAATGGTCCTGAGATCAGACCGATTGCTGTCGGAAGCCCAAAAGCAAGAAAGATTTCCATTCCTTTCTTATCAAACAATCCGCTGAACTGTCCTGATATACCTCCTAAGCCCTGTAAAATGCTCTGTGTGCCTGCATTTTTGATTCCGAATATAACAAATAGACCACACGCTATAAGCATAAATACCATCTGGATAGCATCTGTGAGCATAGATGCTATAATTCCGGAAAACAGCGAGTATGATAATGCAATTACTGCAAGGATGATTGTCATTGTGGAAAAGTTGATTCCTGTCACTAAGCTTAAGATTTGGCTTCCTGCAAGAAGCTGCACGCCTGTGGATAGAATTGCCAAGCCTCCAAGCTGAAAGAGGTACACTCTTTTAACTCCTTCAGACTTATATCTTTTATTCATAAATCCAGATAACGTCATTCCCTCTGGCATCGCTTTTCTGATACGCTTTGCAAACGGAATGAATATGATTAAACACAATACATTTGGTACCAAAAACCAAAAAAGTCCAACCCATCCGGCAGTATATGCCTTCTCAGTTGACACAAATAACGCTGGTGCCCAAATCCAAGTTGCTGCAATGCTCAGAGCGGACATAACCCAGTTTTCAGATCTACTTCCTACACAAAATCTTTCAACATTTTTTTCTTTCTTTGTCATGATAACTGTTGCCAGAATCATGATAGCTGCATATGTCATCAGCAATATTATTCCATCCATCTTTTCTCTCCTTTACTTGTTTTCAAGGAGCATTTTCTCTTTTGATATTTCCTTCCTCCTTCCTTAAAGAATTTATGAAAAAAGCCACTGGAGGTGGTCCAGTGGCTCATGGCTATGATTAAAATTTTACTACTCTATCATACACCATTTTCGTTATTAAGTCAATGTTAAGTAACAAGATTTATTAGCTCATAATACAGTCAGAAAAACTTGAGTCCATCTACCCCAAAAAACAGCGAAGATAAGCGCTCTTTGGCAATTTTAATATCGTCATATATGGTGACTTTGCTTACCCCAAATTTTTTTGAAATTTCTGCAATAGTCATGGGCTGTTTAGATATGTACAATGATTTTATGACCTTGTATCTACGCTTATCTTTTTCAGACATTTTACCGCAATAGATTCTGTATACATCTATCATCTTATCGATGTGCCGCACCATGATTGTGGTTCTTTTCGAAGATGATTTAATGGATTCTACGATAACTTTATCATCTTTCATTGTCATAATGTCATCCAAAACCTCTGTAACCTCTTCTTTTTTTGATTCGTATACAGCATTTTCGCAACATGCCTTTAATGTTCTGTAATTTCTCAGAAGCAGATCTGTGTTATGTAGCCTGCGGTCTACCTTTTCTTTCTCAGTTCTCCTTTGAGAAATAATCATAGCATCCGCAGCAACCTGTGCTCCTGACATGGCGGCTTTCTGAATCAACTCCTCTAACTCTTCTTTTGGCATAACTACGAATTGCTTTTCTTCTATCCCCATACCAGTTTACCTCACAAATATTTTTTTCCTGTCGATATGTCCTCAAAGCGAATCCGGTCACAAAGCTTAAACCCAAATCCCTTTGCCATGCGTTTTACCATTTTTATAAACATATCTGCATCATCATCTTTACTGATCCTATCGCTGCGCATAACAAGTGTTTTGTGCTTCGGCTCTGCCGCCGCTATAGCATCATGCGCAGTTTTATCTATGCACCCGCTTGCATTATACAATGTTTTATCCATAGTATCTCCTCCAATAAATACTTAAATCAGACTTTTTTTATTTCTTAACCCACATACACGACGGACCTGATTTTAAAGGGCATCTTTCGAAATCGCCTCCGAAACAACATTTTCTGCAACCTATTTGCCTACTACAATATTGCATAAGTGTATTTCGGCTGTGGATTGCCTGATCTTTTGTTATATCTAAAGGTTCCCCATTATTATTGCCGCTCGATACGCTGATTCCTGCTGCTCCTTCGGAAGGGACTGGATAAAGTCCAGAATCTCCTTTTTCGTTGCTTTGTGTGTCTTTGCAATCTCTATCATATCTTTTCTCCAATCTTTTTGCTCCTGATATTATTAAACAGCCTAAGATGCTCATTCCTGCGGCTATTCCCATTATAAAAATTGTAATCTGTTCCACCTATTTCCCTCCTAACGCGCATTCTGTACAGAGTGCTTTCAGGGTTTTGTCCTTTTTCAGGCACGCCCGTGCCAGTTCACTTTCCCAGCACTGCTGCCCGCATCGAGGGCAAGTGGTAAGCTTCCAGTTCTTGTGTTTTGGTTCTGGAATATTCTTTTTCATGCTCATTGTAAGCGTTCCACCTCTTTCTCCCTTATATCTTGGTCTTATCATTTTTTCTCCACCTTCTTCTTGCTTCCATTCTCCTCATGTGATTCACTTCATTTTCTAACCGGTTCACCTGCTTCTGAAGCTCGTCTGTATCTACTATCATAAACAGATTAGGCTGTACAAGCTTAGTCGGATTGCCGGCTAAATTCATCTTCATGTGCAGGTCTTTGCACATTGTTTCCCTGGCGTTTGTTGCTTTATATATCTTTGGCATTATCTTGTTCCTCCCACTTAATCTTCTGCCCACACCATTTGCAATATCCGGCAAATACATCTTTGTCGTATAACCCACTACCGCATTCCGGGCATTCCACAGTTTCTCCGAGCGCTCCGCAAATTCTTCTTCCCTCTTTCTCGTTCTGCTTCTCAAGGGCCTCTAACGCAACTTCATAAGCTTGCCTTCTCCGGTTGCTCAAAGTACGTTCTAATTTGCTTGAAAAATACTCTATTGCTTTCTGTGTATCCATTATTCTCCTCCTTTGTATGGTTCTGGAAGTGGTTGCCAGGCTGTCACATTGTAGACTTCCCCCGAATCATCAAACCACGTTCCGTCTGGGGCGTATTTTAATGTTGTGGCTTTGCTAGCACCTTTTATTGTGACGTTAAACTCTGGACAGTAAACATCCTCTGTTCCTTCCGGAACTTCCGGCAACCGCTCACTTACTGGAATCCAACTGTCATTGCCATTCTTCTTTTTCAATCTTAAATATTCTTCCAATGCTGCTATGCTTGTTTTTAATATTTCTATATTTCTAATGCATTTTTCATCATTGTTGACACGCTCTTTACTTCCTACAAAGCTCCTTATGTTATCTATCCTGTGTAAACACTCTGCAATGTGAACTCTTATTTTTTCTTCTGTATCGTTGTCTCCACCTACATTTGTATCTGGAATATCATCCATGTGAGAACGGATGATTTCCATTGCTCTTTCGCATACACAAACTGTGCAATCCTCACACTCGCATTCTTTTCCAAAACAATTTGTAGCAACTGTAGATTTCATAATGTCACGCGTCTCTTCAATCTCTTCCAAAATTTTCTCTAATACGTTCATCTTACTCCTCCGTGTTTGCTTTATATTCTGTTCTGGAAATAATTCTCACATTTTCTTTTGGAACCTTAAGCATTTCCGCAAAATTCGCAATATTTTCTTCTGCAAAAATCTGCAATTTTACACTTGATAAATCCTCCATCGCTAAATCCATATTAATTTCGCTATAACCCACTTCTCCGGTGCCACCGAATATTTCTGCATCCTTAACCTCAAAATAAAGGCTAATTGTTACATTTATCTCTTTCATATCACTCCACCTCCAACAGTTCTGCGTTATCGAAAATATTGCCTACAACCTCTACTTGGTAACTCCAATAGTTATCAAAATCAACCATCAGTCCATCTCCGTTTAACGCAAACCTCGCAGTATCTTCGTCCCACTCGCATTTAAAATAGCCATCTTCACCCGCAACTTCTACAATGTCATTCTCCCAAATCTTCTTACCGTTTTTATCGGCAAGCCCCGTGTACTGGCAGATGGTGTCTGGATTCACTTCAATAAATTCATTAAACCCAATCCCAAAGCTATTCCAACGAACAATATATTTCTTATCCGTATAAGGTTCACTGAAATATCCGCCTTCCACCCATTCTCCATTATCTTTTCTTTTTGCTTTAAAAAGGATTTCTCTATTCATTCTTTCACCCTCCTGTTCCATGCTTTGATTGCTTGTTCCTCTGTAGAAAAACTGCTTGTTTCGATAGTATTTATTGTCATATCACATTCATGTAAAACAAAATAGCCCTTATAGCCATTATTCAAACATAATGTCTTAATAACATTGGCTTCCCCTCCGCAAAACGGGCATTTCTTTAATTTTTCCATCGTCATTTCCTCCTATCAAACTTCTCTTTCCCAGCGGATTTCTCTGAGAATTTTCCACAGCCGCTCTACCTCTGGGCTTCTCCACGCGCACATACAGTAAGTATGCGCATCATCAGAATAATGGTAATCATTCCTTTGCAGGTGCTCTCGTGCTGCCTTTTCAGTAAGAAACATGGTACTCGGATAGATAACAGGTCTTACAGAAATACCTATAACCTCTACTTCCGAATATCCATTCTCAGAAAGAAATTCATTAAGTTCTTCCCTGGTAAGGTAGTCGCAATCCTCGTTTCCGTCAAAATCTTTGTAATTGAGAACAAACTCATGGGACGGACAAAGCGGATTTTCAGGCTCAATGGATAACTCTCTCTTTTCCGGATCCCCGCAATGCAGAAGTATATTCTCATTCAGATATTTAATAGTCTCCTCTGTTGTGCTGGCCGGTTCTGATGCGTCACAAAGCAATCCATATTCGTCCGGTTCGAGATCGTTCCGGTATGTCTCACTGCCTTTGATTACCCAATAGCGCGGATCTGCTGTTCCAGTGGTGTCTTGCGTATTCATTTCTTTTTGCAGTTCCAAAAGGAAACGAATATCCTCCTGTGTAAGATTTCTTTTTTGGGTCTCGTCCTCATGGTGTTTAAGTGTTTTGTGGTAAATTGCCATTCATCTTTCCTCCTCAATCCTCTTCAACTGCCTGTCCAGCTTATATTCCATCTGTTCTCTCACGGCATCTTCTTTTTCATGCTGCATAACAAGCTGTGCGCACATGATAATTACGTCTGCAATCTCGCTCCATGTGTTATCTGCAAAATAAACGCAATCCTCAAACCCAAACGGATTTGATGCAGCCCTCAACTCTGCCAGGAGTTCCTCAACTTCTTCCTGTGTCTTTTCCCACTGACTTTTCTTGCTGTAGTGGTTTGCAATGGTATGTATTTTCTCTTCGATAGACAGTTTTGTATCTGTAACTCCAATCACATTCTCTGCTCCCTTCTGAATTTATTTAAAATAAACTTAGCTGCTCAAAATCATACTTGGGCTTGTTTCGTGTAATCTGTACTCCATGATTCCAAATCCGCATTACCCTTTCCTTTTGCTTAGTGCTTGCCATATAGTTATCTTCTACTTCTGGTGGCGTAGGAAGATAATATTCTTCCGGAAGAGGAAGCTCATTTTCTTCACAAATTTCACGTATTTCTCGCTTATAACTCAAAATATGATTCCTAGTCAGATTCATATTGCATCCATCAGGCCAGAACGGATCGTTACAGCCCTGCTCCTGAATATGCTTCCAAACACCAATTTCTCTGATGATGTTATACGCACATTCTTTTATCATCTGCTCCGGTGTTTTATTTCTTTCCATATATCTCCTTTCCGGGAAGAGTGACAGCTCCTCCCTTATTGTGATATATTGGATTTTAGATAGCTCCCTTAATCTGCTGCCAGCACATGGATTGCCATAATGCAGTATCCCTCTTCCAGTCCGGTGTAATCGTCTAAGATATAGGTGATCTCTGCCTGGATCACTCTTCCTGTGTGGCGTCCTTCTGTAAATTCCATCAGCTCCAGAATGTCTCCTTTGTGGTATTCTTTTTCTTTCTTCCGGAGCTCAAAGGTTTTTATCCCGTTTTTGGTATCTTCATAGCAGCTCCCCGGAAGACGTAACTGGTATACCTGCTGTCCGGCATCGCTCGGAAGGTGGTTCATCTTCTCCTCGTCTTCCTGTTCTTCCAGTTTTTTCTTTGTTTCCCGGTCTATCCTGTTTTGTTTCTCACTGTATTTCTGTTCTTCCGTTTTTTGCGCCGGCGCAATTTTCTTTTCCGGAATCGGCTCCGGGTTCTCTTCTGGCTGTGGCATATACTCCGGGTGGTCCAGAATGCTGTCCTGTCCCGGGATCTGTTCATCCTCTGTTGTTTCCCCAAAGCATTTTTCCCAGGTCTGTTCTCCGGCGCCCTCCCCGAAGATCTTTTTCGTGAGCCCGAAGAAGGCTTCCCAGGTCATGTTTTCCGGATTCTTTCCAAACTCACATATCCGAAGACCCTTTTCCAAGTCATACATCATCAGGAAGACGGTCTTGTAACGGTAATGGCTGTTCCCGGAAGGGTTGATCAACTCCACCGCTTCTTTTAATGTTTCTTTTTCATACACACCATTTAAAAAATCCCTATGTGCTTTAAAAAACTGAAACACGGTTTCTTCCAGTACATTTTCCGGTTCTTCCTTCCAGTTCAGGAGATTATCCGGGTTGGAGTCATTTTCTTTTTGGAATTTCCGGAATTCCCTTATGGATTCTCTTTTTGCCTCCGGTTCAAACATTTCCCTGTCTTCCTCGGAGATCTGCAGCATTTCTGTTAACTGGGAAAATTTAAAATCCCGGTATCGCTCCTGAAGCTCCGGAGTGTCTCCCGGAACGGAGTATTTTTCATATACCTTGATAAACCGTGTGACGCCGTCCGGGTTCATGTCATATTCTGCTTTGGCAAATTCGGCAATACTTTTGTATCCCTCCATCTCATAGGCGCGGGATTTGTCAATCCGGTTCAACTGCCAGCCTATGCGCACAAAGCTTTTCACAATCCCTCCCAGGTCTTTTTTGATTTCTTCTTTGGACTGTAAATAGTCCGCCATCGTTAATTGTACGTATTCCATATTTTCCTCCTTACGCAGTGATCTGCAGTCTGTTTTTCTGTTTCCTTATCCTCCGTGCTACTTCCCTCGAGAATTTATCCATAAACACCTTTGCTTCTTCCGGCGGTTCGCTGTTACAGACTGCCCGGCACTGAAGAATCTTTTCTCCGTTCATTTCTACAGTGCAAAAAACCTTGTCCGGTTCTTCTTTCCTACGAAGGAACATCACGCAGCTTTGCCCTTTCAGCATTTTGTCGTAATAGGAACCTCCTACACAGTTATGGTTTTCTCTTCCTTCCCGGTTAAAATCCTCTTTGCAGGTGGGAAGGACCATGCAAAACTGTTCATCTTCGAATCGGTAGGTTTCTTCCAACTCCGGGAGCATTGCCTGGAGGAGCTTATCCTTTTCCGCAATCTCCATTTTTCTTATGGCGTCTTCCTTTTCCCTTCGTTGTAGGGCAAGTCTCTGGTGTGTCTGCTGGAAATTTCTCGGGAACAGAACATCTTCTGTTGGCGGAATTTGAAGATATTCCATGTCTTCCAGATAATCTATGTAATCTCCGCATTTTTCTTTGTTCTGTATCAGTGTCACCAGATACTTGTAAAACTTTTCTATATGCCCGTACTGAAAAATATTTCCTACGAGGCCGGGACCTATTTCTATTTCAAAAAATTGAAGCTGTCTCTCGGTCAAAGATACCCTGTATTCATTGGCAATCTGCAGAACTTCCAGTCCGCGCGCTCCTATATTTATCTTGATACAGAAAAGCATCTGCTCTTTTGTGACCTTCATAGCTTCCCACAGCTTCTTTTTGTTCCAGTCCACTGCCTCTCTTCCACGTCCTGCTGCCATCTCCCAAGCCAAATGGTACAAGCCCGCTTTTATCATGTATTCTATCTGTGGGTGTCGGACCATATTCCGGAGCATGTCTGTGGGATTGCCGTAACGCCCCGGATTGTTCCGGAACAAGGCTTCCACCGGGACATACTGCAGTTCTGTTCCTTTCCTCAGCCTTTTCAGATTCCTTGTATAGAGCACACATTCTTCGTCTTGATAATACCAGCCATACCCACCATGGTTTAATTCATGGCACCAGCGCATGACACCTGTGTTTTTGTACTCTCCCCATTCGAAATATTCTACAGGTACAAAATGAGCATCCAGTTTAAAGCGGCTCTTTTCCCAGCAGCCTGCAAACTCCATCTGATACCCGTTTTCCCTGGTCCGCTTCAGCTTACAGTCAAACAGCCGGAGGATATACCCGCTTCCGTCTGTCAGGTTCTGGATAATCCCGATTTTCTTTTTGTCCGAAAGATATTTCTGTTTTTTCCACGCCTTCATCCACGCCCGGCTTTTACAGGCAGGGCATACGGTTGTCTGGTTATGTTTTGGCTGCTCCTTCAGATGGACGGTTTTCCCACAATGTGTGCAAAGAGCAGAATGGTTTTTGTCGCCATATTGATAAATCAAGTACCGCTCATTGATAAAGCCCTGGTCTAAAATCCATTTGTCAAAATCTTTCGGAAGCTCCGGTACAGCATTCATAACCGCGTCAATCCCCTCCAGCTCACTTCTGTACTTTTTTGTCAGCCGGTCTTTCGCTACCTCATGCTGAAAGGTAAGGATTGCCTCCTTTGCTTCTTTGTTCCCGGTCCCCAGATACTCGTTTATCTTATTTTTATCTGTCTCAGATACCCAAGGCTTTTTTACAGATGTGCCATATGGCAACCTTCCAGTGTCGTAATCCAATGTATTGATTTTTCCGGTACGCCATTTCCCTTCCCTTACTGCATAGGTAAGATGGGTGTTTTCCTCCTTGGAAAGATAGATTTCATACTGTGGCATCTGTACGCCTGCTGCCATCTGCTTTCTAGTAAATACCGCCACTTTCAGAACATTGTTTTCTATTACTGCCCGGTAATAGAGGTTGTATTCATATTCCGTATATTTTACGTTGTTCCCATACATGTACTGGATTGTTTTCTGTACCCCAGTGTCCTTCCGTACTTTCTCCATCATTCTCGGGGTCGCATATAGCGGTTTCATCCTGCGTAATTCTTTCTTTTTCATTTATTTTCTCCTCCGAGATAGTATTCCCGGATGAGTTTCTTTGCCTGTCCCATTCCTGGAATCCCCATCGTAACTCTTCCAGCGGTCACTCCGGCTTCGTTTAGGATTTCTTTTTCAATTGGGATCTGATTTGCAAAGGACCATTTCAGCAGGACAGCCAGGCATCCTTTCAGACTTTTTCCTTTTGCCCTTACCGCTACTGCCATATCTGGATGATCTATACACTGCCCGCGGATATACTCCACCCAGTCAGCCATGATCTCCTTCACATCCAGTTCTTTTGATTCCAGATCCAGTTTTCCGTTCGCAGCTGTAATCTGGTCGCAGAGGAAAGGAATTTCCCCTGCTATAAACATTTCTGCATAAGCTTCCGGAATGCCGTTTTCTTCTGCCATCAGCCGCAGGCTCTCTACGTCTCCCTCTTTCAGGAAATTTCCTGCCAGTTCATTCAGCTCCTCGTAGCTTCCCATTTCTCCAAATTTCTCAAACATTTTTTATTCCTCCTTGCAAAATTTTCTATTGCTCTTTTGAAACGGTGACAAATTGTCACCATTTCCTTATCTGTCTCTGTCGCAAAGCCTATCGTCATTATCCATACAGGTGCTACAGGTCTTATCTTCCATTTCTCTCCTCCCTGTTCCATCGGATTTTCAGGTTCATTCCCAGTTCTTCTTTTATGGCGCTTATATAATCTTCCCATGTGGCCAAATCGTTCATTAGATATTCTGCACCTTCTCCCATCTTATCCATAAATCTCTGACAGCGCTTTTCTCCGAACCCAAAAGCGTCATGGAGTGCGGCTACTCCCAGTATGGTAAAAGTGTCCAGTGTCATTTCTTTTATTCTTCCACTGGCCGCATTTAATTCCTGACGGGTGACGTTCAGGGAAATACCTGTGCGATTCCGGAATTTGATTTCTTTTTCCAATTCTTCTATCCCTTTGTCTTTTACAAGACGAAGGGCAAACTCCATCCCTTCTGTCCTGCCTTTCATGTATTCTTCTAATTTTCCCATTTTGGCCTCCTTGCATTTTGGACTTTTAGCTATCTATTCAAAAGCTGTCGTTCATAAGCGTCAAAGTCATACCGCCGTTGTTCAAAGTTATTAAAGCGATTCCGTGCATTCTCTTTTGATTTTTGTTCAATTTTAGGTGCTCGATCCTGTGCTCTTGCAAGCCAACCCGTAATAAAACGCTTAATCCCCCGAGGAGTCTTGCGGTTTTTTGGGTTTGAATCAAGCCAGTCCTGCATACCACGGAACGCCTGCTCAATATCAACTGCCGGATAAGTTTTTTTTAATTTCTCCACATACTGCCTGGTTACGGCAAATTCCTCTCCTGAAATCAGTGGAAGCTGGATAAATACTTCTGCCTGAGCCGGCTCTGTCTCCACCATCAGCTCAGCCTTTAAACAGGATGGCTCTATCTCCACCTTCGTCTGCGGCTGTCCGGAGTTCATCTCCGGGCAAAAGTATTTTTTATCTTTCTCTTTATCTTTCTCTATCTCTTTCTCTATATCTACGTCACTCATGCGTAACGCTTCCGTCACATTCGCGTCACATTGTGACGCTTTATTACTCCTCAAGCGTCTCATTCGTTCTGCACTGCTGCTTTCAGAACCTACCATTCTGGAACATTCTGTAAGCTCATATTCATTTTCTTCCATTAATTTAAGCAGACCCTGCGCCAAAAGAAACCTTACAGTTACTTCTACATTTTCTACTTCTTCATCAAGATCTAAGGCAAGTTCTTCGCAGAAATTCTCTTCAACTCCTTCAAAAAACAATTTGCCATTTTGTTTGATTGATAATAAAAGCATTTTCAAGTAAATTACCGTATATGTATCTCCTCCGGCTATCTTACGGAGCTTCTTAATTGGTTTCTGCCGAAAAAAATCATCTGGAAGCTTAAGCCAATAAAACCGTTTTGCCATATTCTATCCTCCTAAACAAACGGAAGTTCTTCATCATCTGGAACATTCATAAATCCATCATTGACTTCATTAGGGGAAGGATACGGGCTAGGTGGTTCTTGCCTTCCGGTGAAATTCGAATTCTGCTGGCTTGCAGCTTTGCTCTCTGCAAACTCCTGCTCATCTATTACTACCTCTGTTGTAAAGATGGTTCTGCCTTCTCGATTTTTATAGCTTCCAGTCTGTATATGACCAACAATGGCAATCTTGATTCCTTTCTGTAAATATTTTTCTGCAAATTCCGCTTTCTGCCGGAATGCGATGCAGCTTATAAAATCTGCATTCTGCTCTTCGCTTCTGCTTATCCGGTTCACAGCCAACGTGTATCTTGCAATTGCAATAGGCTCTGCGCCCTGTGTATATCTGACTTCCGGATCTTGAGTTAACCGACCAATCAAAATTACTTTATTCATACTATTCCTTTCTACAGGTAATTCCTGCCAATTAAGTTCATAAAATCGTCCCTTGTATGAGTACGTTCATATTCGTGCTGAGCCAGTCTCTTAATCTCTAAATCAAGCTCTTTATTGAAATGAACGCCCTCCCTGCTCATATTGTGGTGAAAGCCACAGAGCCAAACAACAAATCCATTCTTTTCCGATATATTTCTCAGAGGGCCAAAAAAGATATGATGCCTATGCAACCCTCTTTCTGTGTGGCATATCAAACATCTTTTCTCTTTCTGGATTATGCTTTCCATTTCGCCAGCATCCTTTCTAACTCTTCAGGGGCAAGAGTTTCGATTCCCTGTTCTTTGCACTCTTCCACAGTTCCATCAATGAGCACACTCATTTCTTTTGTGTTGTAAGTACTGCTGCCCCTGAATATTTTGTAAAAAATAAGTTCCTTTCCATCTTCAACTTTATGCCCGCACGGCATACAATGAACAGTTTCATTTTCCATCATCTGAGAGACAGGAATATTCGTTTTAATTACGGCTTCTGCTGTTTCGCTTTCATCAATATAGAATGGCTGTCCGTATCTTCCGATCATAAGATTCTTGCATCGCGGTTTTGATATTCCAAGCTTGCCCGCCAGTTTATCGACCAGGACATGGAAATACGCGTTTGCATCAAGACTTCTCTTTCTTCTAAATTTCTTAATTTGAATATCCAGTAATTCAGTATCTTTCAATTCTTCAAATCCGTTCATCAGATTTTCTGACTCGTTTACAGATAAGCTTATCTCGAATTTTTTCGTAAGAAAATTAGTGGAAACCCCAACGATTTTCCCTGTCAATTTCATTATTTACCGCCTTCCCTGTCCGGATACCGCTTGAGCAATTCCATAGCATTCGTCCAATGTGCTATAGTCATGTCCTCGATCGTTTCCACCTTGTAATGAGCAACAATCGATGATGTAGATAAGCCTTTTCGTTTTATCATGTCCCGAAGAACCTTTGCTTTTGTGGCATCAATCTTTTCTCTGCCTGCCTGTTCTGCCATTTCTTTATTTGCCTGCTCGTCCGACACTCTCTGACCTTCTGATTTATCCTGTGAGTCACTTGCTCGCTGTGATGCACTATTTCTACGCTCAGCCTGATTTTTTCCTCCAGAGCTTTGATTTGCGCCGTTCTCTTTCGGTTGGACATCATGGCATTCTGCATCTGGGTCTTTCATTTCCTCCGTCGGAATGCAGAAAATCTGGAAACATGCATACTTAAACGCGATCGCCATAGCTTTGTTGGTAGCTTTATCTCCACTATCCATTCCTTCTCCGATTGTGACAGCTTCTACGGAGCTTCCGTCTTCTGCAAAAAATTTAAACCGGATCCGGCATATTGAGTAAATAAGATTTGCTCCTTTATTACTTTTTCTTTCCTCTCTCATCTGGTCCATAATTTCTGGAACGATAAATACTTTATTTTTCACCAGAGCCGGATTAATGGCGTTCATAACATCATCTATGCCACGATACATAAATCCCTGCGTGGTATTCCTTTTGTTCTTGCCTATCGCGTTGATTTCCCCCATAATAGCCGGGATTGCCTGATATATCTTTCCGCCTGCTTCCATCACATCATCACCTCATAGCTTCCAGAAATTCTTTTAAAACATGGAAATCATTTTCTCCAATACTTACTTTTACTGTGAGTGTTCTTTCCAGAGCAAAAGGAGCTTCCATGTCACACTCCGGAATACTCTCCGGCTCTTTCAGTTCCTCCTGAGGTTTCCGGATACTTTCTGCCTGTTCCTGCTGCTTCATTTCTGCCAGCTCTTTTTCCTGCCTTGCACGCTCCGCAAACCATTCCTTCTGTTTCTGCAGTTCATTAATTTTCGCTACTGCCTCATGCAAGCTTCCGGTATCTTTTAATATCTTCAGTGCTTCCTCTTCAAATTCGGAATTCATAGATTTTACCGTCTCAATAGACATCTTCATCTGGTCAAAGATAAGCTCCATGTCTTCCCGAATCTTTTTCCCGGAATATGTAGCGTTCTCCCATTTGGGATTGTAAATCCTATTTAGCGGAAGCCATTCTGCCAGATTACCTTTGACAAAATCATAAACAGATTCAATCTCCTGACGTTTCGCTTTTATACGCTGCTTTTCAAATTCTTCCAGTTGTTCATTGATGATTCGTACAGGTTCGTCGTATAGAGAAATGATTTTCTTTGCACGCTTTTCAAAAGCATCATACGGGGCCATCCAGTTATTCTTGATTGCCTTACGTTCATCATCCAGCGCTTTCTTCTCTTTTCGAATGTCCGCCAGAAATTTTTTTCCATCTTTTACGCTGTCCTCTGTGATAACAATAGCCTCATATTCTTTAATCTTCTCGCGGATAGAATTTTCGACTAAATCCAGATTGTCCTCAATTGTTCCTACATTTCCCTTTACCTGTACAGAAACTAAATTCTCCATGTGTCTTCCTCCAATTCTTTTAATCTTTCTCCAAACATTTCAAGCCATTCAGAAGGGCTCATATCCTTCAGGCATTCCTCACAAATCCCTTCATAATGCCTGTCTCCTGCGTACATTGCCTTACCACAGCATGTGCATTTTAATAACGGCTCCGGTTCTGACGCATTCGGACACCTTGAATGGCATGGATCTTGACGACAAACAGAACACATATTGCTTTCCTCCTTATTTCATGTTATAATGACGGTGATTATTAAAGAGAGTGCGTTCTCTTTAATAAGTAAAGTTCTGATAAAGCTTTGGGAAAGAATATTCGGTGCCGTCTACACCATATATTCATATATTTCCAAAGCTTTTTTATTTGTTATATTTATCACCTCCCATGATGAAATCCATCATCAAAAATAGCCATATCCAGATAAGTACAGTTACAATCAACTCTGAACCAAATTCAACACTTCCTCTTTCGATCAATAATCTTTGCGTAACTCCTTTATAGAAAGAAATACTCGCAATAGTCGGAACAATCAATTTTAATGATTTAGCAACTGCGATTATTGCTCTCCGAAGAACTGCTTTCTTTTTTCTTATGTAAAATTTTTCATATTCTTCTTCATTGAACTCCCGTGTCATGGAAATATATACCTTTGTCTTGGAATCCTCTTCTACAAACTCATATCTTTCTGGAATTTTAGATGTATTCATTTTCTTGTCTCCTTTTCTATCAGGATTAATTCCTTTGCTACAACACTCTCTAACGCGCATCTGTTCATTTCATGCCAGCTAACCGGAACCTTACTGTTTTCAATGGCATTTAAGATTCTTTCAGCTGCTACGTGATATTTTTTCAAATCTTCTTTGGTTAACATGCGATACCTCCTATGCAGTTTTTTCTTTATCCAACTCACCTAATGGAGCAACAAAAACTCCGATGTCAAATTCTTCCATATCTTCTAGTTCCGCCAGAAGCTGCGCATCATTTTCGATTCCGTATCTGGTTTTCAAGATATTCTTAAGCTTGTCCTTTAAATCCATCTATCATCCGGCTCCTTTCTATCAGAATCAGATATATTCAGATAATCGCTGATTCGTTTAATTGCCGGCAGACATTTCAGTCTGCCATTAACTATGGAATTCACGTAGCTTCTGTTATATCCAAGATCCTTGGCCATTTTTGTATCTGTTATTCCACGCTCGAACATTGTAAGTTTTGCCCTTTTGCACCAGGGCGATAATTCTCTTCTCATTGATCAAACACCTCCTTGGTAACCATAATTCATTTTATATGTGACTGGCTATCCAGTTTATAATCCAGACAATTTCTTTTTTGAACGACAGAAGTACTGCAAACACTGAAAACCATAACGGAAACTTCGGGTGCTTATCTAAAAATCTGTCAAACCACGGTTTTTTCCGTTCTACTTTCATCATCTCACCTCCCTCATAAATTTTTCTCAATCCAAACCTTCAGATTGCTTGTAATCTCATTCAGTTCATCCAGTGTTTCGACTATTTTTTTCAGGTCTTCTTTTTCTTCCTCTTGAATAATTCCGTCTGCCGTAATATCAAGAAGAAGTTCTTTTGCCTCGTTGATTTTTCGGAAAGAACTCAGTGCTTCCAAGCTAAGCCTGTCTAAATCCTTGTCTGTTATCTTTGGCATATTCTTTCCAAGCGGGCACATTTCGCTACAGTATTTACCTCGAAGTTCAGGGGCACGATACATATCAGCCATTAAAAGTACCTCTTCCTGATATGGGACTGTACTTCCAAGTTCTATCCTGGCAAGTCTTGTCCGGTCAATCCCAAGTTCCTCAGCTGCTCCTTCACGGCTGCTTAAACGTTCATTACTTTTCGCCGCCTCGTATCGTGCTTGGCAAAACATGTTGTCTGCCGCTTTCGTTGCAAATTTTGACATTTCTCTTTTCTCCTATTCACAATACAATAGAGTTAGATAACATTTTCCGTGTATGGAACGCCGATGGCTTTGCCGATTCTTACCGCTAATTCCGGCGCTATGATTCGTCCATTGACTACTCCTGATGTATATGGTCTGCTAATGCCTGTTTCTTCTGCCAATTCCGTAACAGACATATCGAGGTCAATCAGTTTTTTCTTTACATCTTTGCACCACGGAGAAAGCTTTCTTTTCATTTGATACAGCCTCCTTTCAATTTGATTGGATTAAAGCATTTACATCAATATCCAGAGCTTTCGCAAGCTTCAGAACTGTTGCAATGCTTGGATTTTTTTGTCCACTTTCGATATAGCTGATTGTTGACTGTGCTACACCAGAAACTCTTGCCAGTTTTCCTTGGGACATTTTTTTGCTTTCGCGCAACTTTTTAATATTCAATTTCAATCACCCTTTCGTTTAAATTATCACTTATTTAGTCATACGTCAATCACTAATTCGATTATAATAATATTATCGACATTGAAAGGACGTTTATTATGACAGATTGGAGTTCTATGACACTAGGCGAAAAAATCAAACACAGCCGTGAATCTATGGGGCTTAGCCAAGGCAAGCTTGCTAAAATATCAGGCCTTGCTCAGTCTTCTATCAGTTATATTGAATCCGGAAACAAAAAGCCAAACATCGAAACCATCAGCATTCTTGCCAAGGCATTGGATATACCTGTTTCCTTTCTGATTGACAATGAGAAAGTGGATGAATCCCTTCCACCAAAGATTGCCGAACTCGTAAAGGTCGTTTCTCTTCTTTCAGATGAAAGAGCTGAGATAGTTTTAAAAGTTGCCAAAGGTCTTTTGAACAGCAACACTCCTTTATAGGAACCTTTCTGACGATTACTATTATTAGGAGGTATTTATCATGGATAAAGAAATCATTCGTGTAAAATGTGACAGAGTCTTAATAGATAAGAAGCTTTTATTCAGTCAAATACTAAATAATCGACTCCAAAAAGTATACATTAATCACTCCGATGCTATTGGACAAAAGCTTGACTATGAATTATTAACTGATTTCACAAGTGATATTTTAACCGTATTCACAGGTGTTATCAGTGAGGTAATGGTTGATATTATTCAGGAAGTCTTATCCGATGATTCCTTTGAGGATTTAATGTGACTCGTATTAATTAGATTCCGCTCCTCAGGAGAAAGTGTTTGCCATTCCACTTCTTTGTATGGTCCCTTGTGTGGGCGGTGTCGCATTATTTCAAGAGTCAGCGAAATTTTCATTCTGCTCCTTTCTGGCGATTGCAGTCGCCGTTGTTACATTTGTTATTACAGTTATTATATTAATAGCAAATATGCTATTTGTCAATAGTTTATTTAGTATATTTGCTAATTTGGAGGATTTATTGAAATGTCTTTAGTTTCTCGAATTAAGGATTTGTCGAAAGAAAAAAAACTAAATCTTAAGATGTTGGAAGAAATAGCTGGATTCGGAAACGGAACTATTCGTAGATGGGACAATAGTCCACCCTCAGCTGATAAGCTTCTAAAAATAGCAAACTTGCTAAATACTTCTTGTGAATACCTTCTTACCGGAAAAAATCACAGGATTGAATCTTCCGAATTTGAAATGGAGATTCTATCTCTATTTCGCCAACTTCCCAGAGATGCTCAATTAGAATTCAAAGGAGAACTCAAAGGATATGTTAAATGTTTAATGAAACAAGAAGAAACAGAAACAAAGCTTAAACAGGCAAAATAATAAGCTTCGAGTGGTACCGAAGCTGGAAGGGAAGGTAAGTATGAAAAAGCTCTCTGTAATCGGTTTGCTGCTTAGTGTAACATTAATAGCCTCTGGTTGTAGTAATAGTTCGAATAGCTCGGAAGGATTTAACGATACAATCTCTCCCACCGCAACTATTTCTCCCACACCTCAACCTACTAATTTGAAATCTGCTGAATTTGATTCTGAAGATTCATTTTGGGAATGTGCTGAAAAAGAATTTACTGTTGATTTCAAAGATGTACGAGAAGGAAAATACGAGTTTCAATTTATCGTTGTTGATGGCATAATTGCAACATGTCAGCCATTATCCAATGATGGAGACGAAATAGAACTTATCGTAGGATATAAAATCAATGATGAATACGAATTTTTCAAAGATACTTTCAACATTAGCCGCACAGATATACGATACGGAAAAGAAGCATTAAAATCGTTACGTCCTAATGATACCGTAAGAATATGCTCTTATATTATAAGGAGTTCTTCTGTTGATTTCAATCATCTTATCGGAATTAAAATCACAGGACATCAAGACAATTTTATTGAAGATTATATTGCAAAATCAAAAACCAGTACAGTAACACCTACGCCATATAGTTCAGAAAATCCTGATAACGCAAATTCTGTTTCACATGTTCCAAGTCATATTGAATTCGGAACTTTAATAGATGCCAATCCAAATGGTGGAGCTAATGGCACAACTTTAGTTATAAAAGCAAAAATTGAACCAAATCTCACTAATGAGATGACAATTCGTCAAAATTATCACAACATCATTGACATTGTAAAAAATCAAGGTTGCACCCAATATGATGCCATTGATTACTGGGCTGTTGCCGATATGTCAAATGGTTCTGAAGGAAAGGTAATAAGTTTTTTAGTAGATAAAAATTGTATTGATGGAATTGTTGATGAAAGTATCGCCGCTACTACTCTTGAACAATACTTGAAAGATTTATGGATTCTTCCATCTTTACAAGAATAACTTGCCATAATGTTCTCCCTATTTTTAAGCAACAATAATGCATCAGACAAGAGGTCTAAAGAAAGGAGAATAAATCATGACTTGTTTTTCCTGTAAAGGTGATGTTGAAAAATCCACTACTACCTATATGACAAAATATAATGGCTGGGATATTATTATCAAAAATGTTTCCTGTACAAAATGCAGTCAGTGTGAGGAAGAATATTTGAACGGTGTTACTTTACAGAATATTGAACACATCTTAGAAAAATTAAAAGATATGCTCACAGAAATTGCAGTTGTAGACTATAGTAAAGCAGCCTAAGAATACTAAAAAGCACATATCCATGTATTAGTTATCCCTACACTGCCACAGAAATGGCTATATAATTAAAAATTTTTTTACGACTTTCAGTCGTATTAATATATGAAAACCATTTTTATCACAAAGGAGGGTGTATGAAAAAAGAACTCACAAAAGAAGATGTAATACAAAACAAAAAAGAAGCAATTAGAGCTTTAAATAATATGCTTGAATTATACATAAATGATTCAAATGATAAGCATCTAAAAAAAGCTAATTTACTATCCTACTGGATAAAAGATTATGTCCGAATGATTAAATTTGAGGAAAATTTTGAACCTACAAAAAATATCGCTTATAAAAGAGGAAATCTTGTAAAAGTCAACTTTGGTTTTAGAGTAGGCGCGGAGTACGGAGGTCTACACTATGGAATAGTTTTAGACAATCATAATGATCACAATTCACCGGTTGTCACCGTAATCCCGCTTACTTCAAGCAAAGATACTGAAGAAATACACGAAAACAATGTCGAGCTCGGAAATGAAGTATATCGATCTTTAAAAATAAAATATGATACTATTTCAAAAGCTTTAAAAGAAGAACAAGAAGAAATACAAAAAGAATTAAATCTTTTTAAAACAATGGTGGATCTTGCCACTCAAACAGCAAAGGAATTAGAATCTGGCACGTTAGACTCCCAAGCATTTAAACAAAAACTGTCAGATGTTCGAAAATATCTTGATGCTGCCAAAGAACTAAAACGCTTATGGGAAGAAAAAGCGCAGCATAACAAAGAACAACAAGATTATTTGAATAAAATTGGTCTTGAAATCTCAAGAATGAAGGAGGGAAGCATTGCCTTAGTAAACCAAATTACAACCATTAGTAAAATACGCATCTTTGATCCGCGTAATCTCAAAGGAGTATTGTCTGGAATTTCATTATCTGGAGAAGGTATGAAGAAAATCAACCAAAAAGTAAAGGAATTATATGTTTTTAAAGAATAA